ATAATTTTTCTAAGTTCATCTAAGACTTTTTCAAACTCTTCAGTTGTCACATCAGGAGCATGGTCAATATCAATTTTTGCTTCAGCTCCAAAATAAATATCTAAAACGTATTTTTTCATTAAATATAAACTCCATCTGCTGGGATAAATGGCTGGCCTTGAGTTCCGAAGTCCATGCCACCTCCAGCGAATAATGCTCTACCATGGTGTCCTAATGTTACAGTGTCTGCTTCTACTTGAAAATTTGGTGTCTTAAATTTCACAAAATTTGGTGTCATTGTAATAGCACTAAAGCCTGTTGGCCCAGAAGAAATTGGATTTGGTGGCGAGCCTACACGTAAATAAATTTTTTGCTGTTGTACAGTTATAACTGCTCCAGTCGAGTTTAATAAGAACCAATCTCCTGTTTTTCGATTGTAACCTTCACAAACACCACCTTTGTCAGTCATAACACATTTATCAATAACAATGTCCTCATATTCAAAGTCTGTTGGACATGCCTGTCTTTGTTTCAAAAAGTTTTTAATTGCTGTATAATTATATGATGAGCCTTTAACATATTTATCATCGATTGGAAAAATGTTTGAAGGCCCAATGACATAGCCCTGCTGTAAATCTGGTGTGCATATAACCCAAGTATATTCTCCTTCATCACCAGGATGAAATGTTCCAGCAAAAAATGGTGGATATTCTGGCAAAAATTCTTTTTCTTCTTCTTTAATCCCAGCTAATTCCGGCAAAACTTGAACTTTAATTCTATCATCTTTTGTATTGTTATTTCCATTGAGTTTATAGATTTTTGCCTTTCTAAAGATAAACTCATCACTGTTTAAAGCAGCCCTTCTACCTTCAATTGGAAATTGTGGAAAAAGCCCAGCTTGAATATCATTAAACTCGAGTTCATCTAAGTCTTCTTGCTTTGTCATTCTTAATTCTCCTTAACGATGAAACAAACTTCCATAATTTGTAAGTGTTGTCTTAGACTTACTTCCACTGAATGTTGGACGACCTAAAACTAAGTCTATTTGAGCATTTCCACCTTCGTCTAAAACAATTTTATTTGATAATAAAATCCATTTTCCATTTGCCCAATGCCCTTTTGAAAAAAATAAAGCAATACAATTTCCAACATCCAAAAGAGCAGCACTAAATCTTGTTTTAATATTTAATGTAAACATCTTATCAAAGTCTTTTAATGAATTATTTAAGAGATTATAAGCATCATTCAAATTATGATTGCTCAACGTAGAAATTGACGAACCGCTTGATGTAAGAGCTGCAAATGCATAGTCAATTGGATAATATTTAGAAAGTGCTGTATTATCATTTTCAATTTTTGAGCTTGGGCCTTTTATACCTGAAAATGTCATTCCAGTTTGGTTATCAAAAATAATAAATTGTTTATTCATTTCTGAAACAGCATTTTTGTTTCCAATGTCCATTTTGAATGACATTGGAATATCTGCTTCAGTTGTTGCATATACATTTGTAAATTCTTTATATGCTTCGCTTTCTTCTTCATCTCCAGGTGAATAATACAAAACAATTTGAGGATTTTTGCTAAACATTGTAGCGATTGAATTAAAATAAAAATTACTATTCAAATCAGCATACAAATACATTGGAGTCTTTTTATATGATGAAAAGGCCACAACTTTATTCTTCAAAAATTCCCAATCACTCTCCAAAACTTTATATCTTTTAATTGGCTCATTATCTGGAATATCAGCATGAACAAGTTTAAAGTCACATCCGCGTGTTTTATCTTCTAATACTCGTTTGATGATTTTGTCATTTGACTGTGCTTCAAAACAATGGTTAGTTTGGTCTTTATACAAAAACATTTTATGGCCAAAAATAATACGAAGTGTAGAATCTTTTCCAGGTGAGTCATTTATAGCTTGAGTGCGTAATAAAACCCAGTCTTCAATATTTAATTTCTCAACATTGCTTCCTACGCTACCTTCATCGTAAGCAACTTTTAAATCAAGTTGAGAACCAATTTGAAGATTTTCGAATTGTGTCAACGTTCTACTTTCTGGGTCAATTATATCCATGTAACCAAATGGAAGCCCATTTTCAAGAGAGTTGTAAATAACAGTCTTTTTTATAAAAGATGAAAGGCTTTTGAAATCAGTTGTTCCATTTATTACAGGATATAACTTAAACTTTTGCATAATTATTTAGTTTTCTGTGAAGCTCGATAAATTTTTGACTCTTCTTTTGTCATAACTTTTGCAGAGCGTGGAAATGTAAGTCCAGCATCATATGTAAGTTTACAATATCGAGGGTGGCCACAGAAACTACAAAATGAGCATGAAAAATCCATATTTGCGTCTTTCACCTGGTCTACAGCGCTCCAATCTCGAGAAGCATCATCAGCAATTACATCAGAAAATCTCTTAATTGTGTCATAGTAGTCTTCAAGTGTAAAACGATATTCAAGTGTATTTTTCAATGCGAGTTTTTCAACTTTAGCAGCATTTGTCACATCAAGGTCTTTTATTCCAGCGAGTGGATAGAAGAGATAGCACTTAAATCTTTCTGGAATTTCATTTTCTGGAATTCCAAACTTTTTAGACAGCATATAAACATACAGCATAAGCTGATTTTTATAGTCATCAGAAAGTTTTGCAGTTGCTCCAGTCTTGTAGTCATAAATCCTGAATTGTTTAGTCTGCTCATTTATAAGACAAACATCCAATGCTCCTGTGAGCGGCATACCAGCAAGCTCACCCTTTTCCCATTGCTCTTTATAAAGACCAAAACCATTCTTTACATTCTCTTCAATGTATTTTTGCCACCAAAAGTAAAAGCCTGGAATTGCCTTAATCAATGGATATTTTTCGAGTTCTTCTTTCGTCATTTCAGAGTCTGCAATTTCTTTTTCAGCTCTTTTGAAAACGCTTTCATAACTTTCACCAATTTCAGTATGCTCAGCAATAGAGTGAAAAATCAAACCCTTTTTCTGAACTGAGAACTCTCTATTTTCAACAACAAGCTCATCAATATATGTGAGCTTATATTTCTGTAGACAACTGTTATGAGCCGAAAAACGGCTTGCAGAATATTTTGGATTCACTAATTTTTCCTCTTAAACACGTGAACGACCGGCACGTTTTGGGGCTTCTTCTTTCAAATGCTCGATAGCAGTCGTTTTTCCTTCAAGCAATTTAGAACAAATAATTTTCCATTCACCACGTGATACATATGCTTTTGAAGCAAGTTCCATAAAACCATCACGGAGTTTTTCAAACTGAGGCGCATTTGCCAATGCAATTTTATCCTTCCATTTCCAAAGTTCTTCATTCTCAATAAATTTTGTTCCAAATGCTTTTACAGTTTGTGCATCACCAATAATAGCCAGCATCAATGGAAATTTATCCTGATAGTCCATTCCGTTGATAGCTTCCCAAGCAATCTGTGAAGGATTTCCACTTGCAAAGTCAATTAAAGCTTTTACTGCATCATCTTGTGATACAATATTGAAAGCTTCTTTCATCTCAGTTTTTGTGAAAAGGCGACCTGTATAAGCTTGCTCAAGATACTGGATAGCTTTTCTGAATGAATATTCAGAATTCTCAGCAATAAATTGAAGACCTTCTGTCCAGAATTCTCGTGGAATAGTTGTCTCTTTTGTAAGACCTTTTTTCTGGCTGATTTTTGCAAGATACATATAAATGTCTTGGAAAGTTGGAGTCTTCATTTTCCAAACTTTACAACGTGACTGAAGAGCGCCAGCTTTTGCACCTTTCAATTTGTCCATTGCTGTAAAGATAAAGAAATATCCTTTTCGAGGCGACTGAGTTGCTGATAAGAATGCTTCAACAGCTTCTTTTGACAAAGCCTGAGTCTCATCACAAATAATGACTTTTGCAGCATCTTTTACTGCTGGAAACTTCAAAATCTGCTCAAGCTGGTCACGAATATCTTGAGCGCCCATTTCTTCAGCATTCATGTAAATTACATCACGACCATATCTTTCTTCATCAATGGCAGTACATGTTGGACATGTTCCACAAGCGCAGCCATTTGCGTCTTTATTTCTACATGCAATGTCTTTTGCCATAATTTTGGCAAGAGCTGTTTTGCCAGAACCAAACTGGCCCTGGAAGAATGTGCTTTTTGGATAAACACCAGTTTTCTGGCATTCTTTCAAAAATTTTACGATTGCTGGCTGACCGTAAATGTCATCCAATGTTTTTGGAGCATCTGTAATAAACCAGTCTCCGAAGTTTACTTTTCCATTGTTAGTTGTTTCTTCCATATTCTATTCACCTTATATTTTATTATATTAACAGACACAGTGATTAATTAATGGCAGTGCCATGGTATATTACTATAATTTAAAATCTATAGGGAAGCAAGAAGTGCTTACCCTTTTAAAGTATATTTAAACAGGTAACTAAAATAAAAAGTCCAGTAGTCTATTAATATATTTTATATTTCAGGTAGAGGAACAATAAAATTGAAGACTAAGAAAATTTTTGAATTAGACAAAGACCAAAAAGATTTTCTACAAAAAGTTTCATCATATTGTGGATTGGACCGTTCATCAACTCAAACAGTTTGGGAATACACAATCTATACTATGTTGATGGACATTGCTGAAAATCCAGAAAGTCCTTATAATGTATTACAAATCCCTTTCATGGGAAAAATTCTTTTCAAAGAGTCAAAAGAAAATCCTGGTGAATATGATATGTTCTTGTCTTTAAATGACAATATCAAAGACTTGGCGAAAAAAGCAAAGCAGGGTGACTTGAAGGACCTTATCAATTATTATACTGAAAAGTTCGTTCGAGGCACAGTAAAAAATGTTGAGTCTCAATTAACAGAATAACGAACATATGGTAAATTTACCATAGCATCGCTCGTTTACAGACTTCATTTTACTAAATCATTTCGGAGACTATTTAAGTATGACAGTTGAAAAAAGAGATGGTCGTATCGTTAATTTCGACGATACAAAAATTACAAAAGCTGTAATGAAAGCTGCTAAAGCAGCAAAGGCTGAAGTAGCAGAAGATGTTCTTCAGAAAATTAAAAAATACGTTATTTCAAAAGTATCGAAGCTTGATGAGCCGATAAAAATCAATGATATTCATGATGCTGTTGAAGAGGCATTGATGAAGTACAACTTGTTCGAAGTTGAGAAGACTTATCATGACTACAGAAAAGAAAGAGACAAGAAACGTTTTATTCAGTTTAATGTCATCAAGGCAATGGAAGCAAAATATGCATGTTCTCATAATGAGCGCCAAAATGCTAACATTGATGAATTTTCAGCAGGTGGACGTATTGGTGAAGCTCAGTCAACATATTCAACAGAATTTGCTCTTGAATACATGATGAATGAGAAATTTGCAAAAAATCACCGTTCATTTGAAGGCTATATTCATGACGCTGACAAATACAAGGTTGGTATGCATAACTGCTTGTCAATTCCATTTGATGACTTATTATCTAATCCAGTAACAATCAAAGCAAAAAATGATATTCGTCCTGCAGGGTCAATTGCAACTGGAAGTCAATTGTTTGTTGTGTATTTTCAGACACAATCAATGGTACAATTTGGTGGAGTTGCCGCAACACATATTGACTGGACATTTGTTCCACTTGTTAAGAAGTCTTTCTTCAAGTACTATAAGAAACATTATGAGCGTTTGACAGAAGAAAAACTTCCTAAAGAGTTTAACAACAAAATGTCAATTGAAGATAAACTCTACAAAGAGACAAATAAGCAAGCATATAAATGGGCACTTGAAGATACAAAAGCTGAAGCTATTCAAGCTATGGAAAGTATGCTTCACAATTTGAACACATTACAATCTCGTTCTGGAAATCAGCTTCCATTTACATCAATTTGTTATGGCCGTTGTACATTGCCAGAAGGCCGTCTTATTACAAATGCATTATTAGATGCTTGGGAAAATGGTATTGGCGAAAATCATTTGACACCAATTTTCCCTTGTGGTGTATTTCAAATCAAGAAAGGCGTTAATGATGTTCCAGGCACACCGAACTATGACTTGAAGTTAAAAGCAATCAAACTTACACCAAAACGTATTTATCCAAACTTCAGTAATGGCGACTGGTCAGTCCAGGTAAAAGCATTTGAAAAGTCGCAGGACATCAAGAAAAAGACACTTGAAAAAGCCAAGTCTGAAAATCCAGAATTCTTCAAAAAAATTGCATCATTGCCTGATGAAATTCAAGAGACTCTTGGTTTCCATATTGTAAATGAAGAAATTGTAATGAATAAGCATGAGCAGCCATTTGAATACGCAGCCCAAATGGGATGTAGAACTTTCAATGGTTTTGATATAAATTTTGATGGAATTTATTTTGAAGACCTTCTTAAGAAAACGATTGAAACAAAAAGTCTTCCATTGAATTATTTATATTCTGCTATTCAGAAAGATGGCCGTGGAAATATTATACCAATTACAATTGTTTTGCCATTCTTGGCAATGAGAGCAAAGAAAAAGGCAAAAGACCACCCAGAATATATTGTTGATTATTTTATCGACATGCTTGAAGAACGTATTAGTGATGCAAAAGACGAATTGCTTGAGCGTTTTAGATGGATTTGCGCGCAGCCTGCTGATGCATTTAAGTTTATGTATCAGAACAACACTATGAAAGGTTACATTCCAGAAGAAGGCACAATATCTGCTTTGAAGCATGGTACATTTGCTATTGGCCAGCTTGGTCTTGCAGAAACACTCTACATTTTGATTGGAAAAGACCAAACAACTCCAGAAGGAATGGAACTTGCAAAGCGTATTGAGCAGCTTTACCTTGATAAATGTAATGCTTACAAAGAGCACTATAAATTGAATTTTGGCGTTTATTACACTCCAGCTGAAAACTTGTGCTTTAAATCAATGAAAGCATTTCAGAGAAAATATGGATTGATTGAAAATGTTTCAGCAATTATGGGTGAAGATGGTGAATTGATTAAGAAAAACTTCTTTACAAACTCAATGCACGTACCTGTATGGGAAGACATCTCAGTATTCGATAAAATTGATGCTGAGTCACAGCTTGTCCCATATTCATCTGCTGGTTCAATCACATATATTGAGATTGATGACAATACACAAAATAATCTTAAAGCACTTGAGCAGTTTGTAGATTATGCAATGGCACATGATATTTCATATTTTGCGATGAATTTCAAATTGAATGAGTGTACAGATTGTGGTTCAACAGACATTGATGAAGAGACAAAAACTTGCCGTAAGTGTGGTTCTCAAAGAATTAACTGGCTTCGTCGAATTACAGGCTATCTAAATGGAAACTATCTTGTGAGTTTTAATGATGGTAAACAGCAAGAAGTTGCCTTTAGAAAACAGCATTCAAAGTTTACGAATATCAAATTTGTAGCTGCTTAAAAAAATGGGGGACATCCGTCCCCCATAATTTTTTAAATCTTTATGCGCTAATTATTTATGGACGACAGAGGTTTAGTCATAGATGGATATGACACAGATAAAGAACGTATCATTGCAGATGAGTCTGCTAGAAAGACTATTGATACCATATTAAAGCATAAGAAGTCTGTTAGAGATAAATTATTATTTTTGTCAGAAGAATTAAGAAAAAGAGCAGAAGAGCATGACAACTCAAAACTACAGTTTCCAGAAATTGAATGGCTTATTGAAATGGATAAAGAGCCACGCTGTCAATATGGAACAAAAGAATATTATGAGAAAATGAACAGATGGAAAAAGTTTTTCATCCATCATTATACTCAAAATAGACATCATCCAGACCATTATTCAAATGGTATTGATGATATGGACTTAGTTGATATAACAGAATTTTTAGTAGATGTTGTCAGCTATTATGAGGTTTTACAAGCGCATGATGGCGAAAAAGTTTTGGATGACCAAGAAAAGAGATTTCAAATTAGCGGACAACTACGTAATGTTTTATCAAATACTTTAATCAATTATTTCTCAAATGTCGGTGAGTTTGACTCTATTTTTGAGAGAAATAAAAAGAAAATTAATCTTATACCTAATGATGGAACTTGAATTATCTATTGACAATTATGACTTCAATATGCCATTTATCAAGAAAATATATGAGAAGCTACATAACTCTCAAACCTGTTGTGGTGTAGCTGATGCTGAAAAAGCTAGATTTGACTTGCATATAGATGGCGCTCTAACTGAGTCTATAGAGCAAGATATTGCTAACGGAAAAACAAAACTCAGAGTATGTTTTGACCATATTTCATATGATGATAATAAATATCAAGAAAAAAATGTGATGCCACCTGAGCCAATAATTGAAGAAGAACCAAAAGACATTTGGCCACAGTTTCCTAAAGAAGATGACTTTGGAGGCATTGTATGGTAGCTGAAAGGATGATGCATATTGCTGGCATTATGGATAATGATGTAGTTGATTGTGATGACGGCGTATGTGTTTCTTTGTGGGTAAGCGGCTGTTCGCACCACTGTTTTAACTGTCAGAACAAAGACTTATGGGATTACGAATATGGACAATTTGTTCCTCGAAAAGATGTGATGGATAAATTGATTGACGCAATTCGTGCAAATGGAATGCTTCGTAATTTTTCTATTCTCGGTGGTGAGCCACTTGACCCAAAGAATATTGCGAATGTAATGCATGTTATCAATCGAATTAGACAAGTTTTTGGCAATAAAATTAAAATCTATCTTTGGACAGGCTACACAATCGAATATCTTAAAAAAGAAGCATCATGCTATACTGGCTTTAAAAGTGCATTCGATACGGATGATGACAAAGATAAAAATTATCCACGATGTATTTCAAAAATTTTGAAAAAAATTGATGTTCTCATTGATGGACCGTACAAAGAAGAATTACGTGACACTTCACTTTTGCTTCGTGGCTCATCTAATCAAAGAGTCTTATTGAAGAAGCATCAGTATGGCACACGAAGGCGACAAATGAAGAAATAGTTAGTCTATTTTTCAACTAAATTCTCTATATGGAGAAAATCATTTTACCAAATGGCACTCCAGGCAGAATATTGACACCAGATGACTCGGTTGTTGAACAAGCTGCGATGACAGCTAATGCGATAAATTCTGCTTTGATGCCAGACAATTTTGACTATACACATTCACCTTCTGACAATGAAATGGCTGCAATGGAATTCAAAAATCCTCGCCAGGTGAATGAATTAAAATACATTATAAAAGATATTCTATCAGGTGACCAAGCCGCTGCAAAAGATGAGCGTTACTCGTATCTTAATTTCAAACAAATTAAGACAGCCATTGAATGGATTCAAAATAATAATTTTGATGAAGACTTACAAGCACTTTTAGTTTCTCAACCATGGAAACTTGTATATAAAACTAAACCGCCTACACCAGAAGAGTTTTTAACGAATAAATATATTGGTGCGATGGCTGACAACTTATTCCTTCCAGTAAAGAAAAACTTCCTTGAATTTTTTGACCCAATTAAGCCATATAGAAACGCATATTTGAACCCATCGATTGGTGCAGGTAAATCAACGTTCACTATGATGTCACTTCTTTATGTTGCATGTTTGTATGCTTTGATGCGTGACCCTTGGAAGTTCTTCTCAAAAGCAAAGACTACAATTTTTGCCATTACGCTTTGTGCTGTTACTATTACAAAAGCAAAGGAAATTTATGAAGAGCCAATCCGTCAGCTCATAGAAAGTGCCGACTTCTGGAAACAATGCCGTACGCACTCAGAAATGATGGAAGAGGAAAAACATTTACAAGAATGTGATGAAGTTGAATACATTCCTTGGAAAAACGGAAATCAAGTATCTGTATTCAATACTGGAAACAACCTTCAATGGAAAGTAATTTCAAGTGCCAACTCTTTGTTAGGTGTTAACATTTTGTTTGGTTGTATGACTGAGATTACATTCTTCTTGGAAGCTGGTAAAGGTTGGACTGAACAAAAAATCTTCAATTTCTTCTCAAAATTAAAGGAACGTATTTCAAACCGTTTCCAGAACGCATATCTTGCACGTATGATTCTTGACTCTTCTCCATCAACACTTGAAGACCCAATTCAGAATTATATGACATATGATGCTCCAAAATTGGAAGAGTCATTTATTTGGAAAGGTGCTCGTTGGGAATTATACCCAGAAGAATTCCCAGACTATTGTGACATTGAAAATAAAGGAACACTTGAGCAGAAAGTCGTAAAAGTCAGAAATAATTATGATGTTGCATTCCAGTTGTATAAAGGTGGTAATGGTAAGCCTCCTGTTGCATGTGAAAACCCAGCAGAAGCTTCACAATATAACCCAGCAGATTTGATTTGGTGTCCTAAAAAGCAATATACTAAGAACGGTACTGCCAACTTCTTGCAGAAAGCAAAAGACAACCCAATTGAGTTTATGAAAGACTGGGCAGGTTTACCAGCTGGTACGCCAGACCGTTTGTTCTATCGTGATGACTGGATTGAAGAATGCTTTAATAATGGCTTAAAAAATCAATATGGAGCAATTGTTGCTCTTGCAAATGAAGAGCCAGAACATTTGATATGGAATCAGATTTGGCCGCGTTTCTTCCAAAAATTGATTAACAAATACAAATTTTATTATGAGCCCGACTTGCCACGAACAGTTTCTGTCGACTTATCGAAAGCAAAAGACTGTACTGGTATTGCAATGTCACACGTTGAGTTAGACCCACAAAGAATAGACGAACATACTGGAAGACCGCTTCCAGTTTATGTAACAGACTTCACAATTGTGCTTGTTCCAAAAGGTGGACACATCAACATGGACGCTGTCAAATATTTTATTCATGACTTGAAATATCTTGGAAATATCAATTTGCGACATGTTTCATTCGATGGTTGGCAGTCTGACGCTGCCCGGCAATATTTGAAACGTGATGGAATTGCAGTTGACTATGTTTCAGTTGATACGAATAATGAGCCTTACTACAATTTCTATGACTTGGTTACACATGGACGCTATAATTGTGGAAAAAATATTTTCGTAAAGAATAACATGAAGTCTTTGCATGAAATACGACGCGTGCGTACAGGCTCTGTAAAAATTGACCACTTTGAAGGACCATTAAATTATGATTGGGAAGATGGAACTTGGGAAAGCTGCACAGCAGGTATAAACGCAAAAGATGCCACAGATGCTATTGTTGGCTCATTGTATTTGACTTCATTATATCCGTCTGAATTTATTGCAACTAAAAAGTTCTATAAAGAAGATAACTTAGATAAATCACCAGAAGATATAATGAGATTGACAAAACAATTCA